TCGCATTGCCCTTTGTACTTTGGGTTCAATCAACTGGGGAGCCTTCAGAAATCCGGAAGACATGCGTAGGGCTTGTCGCATTCTACATCGCAGTCTTAACAATATATTGGATTACCAAGACTTCTTAAGTATTCAATCTAAACTAAGCAATGATGAGATACGCCCACTCGGCATCGGTGTTACTAACTTAGCATACTGGCATGCAAAGCGCAGTCTAAAATATGGGGAGCGTGATGCACTAGCCGAAGTTAAAACATGGGCAGAACATCTAGCATACTATCTAACAGAAGCTAGTGTAGAACTTGCTAAGGAACGTGGTAAGTGCGAAGGTAGTGATAAAACAAGGTATGGTCAAGGTATATTCCCTTGGGAGTTGCGTAGCAAGGGGGTTAATGAATTAACTGACTTTAATCCTGAACTAGATTGGGAAACACTACGCACTAACATGAAAGAATATGGCGTGCGTAATGCTACACAAATGGCTATAGCACCAGTAGAATCAAGTAGCGTAGTTATCAATAGTACAAATGGTATTGAAATGCCAATGAGTTTAATATCTGTAAAAGAAAGTAAAGCAGGAAGTTTTACTCAAGTTGTTCCGGAATATCATAAACTAAAGAACAAGTATCAATTGATGTGGGAACAAAAAGATTGTGATGGTTATCTAAAGACCGCAAGTGTTTTAGCAGCATATGTTGACCAAAGCATAAGTACTAACACATTTTATAACCCTGCACACTTTACAAATCGTAAAGTTCCAACTACATTGATTGCAAAGAACTTGATGCAGGCACATATGTGGGGCCTCAAGACCTTCTATTATAGCCTCGTGAATAAACAGGGTAGCAAAGCTGACGCTGAAATCGCACCACCGATGTTAGAACATATAGATTTTGATAACGAAGAAGATTGCGAAAGTTGTAAATTATGAGCCAAGCACAATATAACCTACACACAAAGACAGACTACTTAACACGCAAGATGTTTCTAGACCCACAGGGTCCAGTTACTATTCAACGCTTTGAGGAAGTAAAGTATAAAAAACTTGCAGATTTTGACAGTACTGCAAGAGGATTCTTTTGGCAACCAGAAGAAATCTCATTGACTAAAGATGCCAATGACTTCAAAGAAGCTAGTGATGCGGTTAAGCATATCTTTACTAGCAACTTACTACGCCAGACTGCATTAGATAGTTTACAAGGTCGCGGGCCAACACAAGTGTTTACACCTGTATGCAGCATCCCAGAACTAGAAGCATTGATGTACAATTGGGGCTTCTTTGAGACAAACATACATAGTAAGAGTTATAGCCACATCATTCGCAACATCTACAATGTGCCAAAAGATGTGTTCAATACAATACATGATACACAAGAGATTGTAAGTATGGCTGCAAGTATTGGTACATACTATGACAAACTACATGAATTGAATTGCTTTAAAGAAATCAATCCAAAAACGGTAAGCGAAGAAAGCCACATCAAAGCAATATGGTTGGCATTGAATGCTAGTTATGCATTAGAAGCATTTAGATTTATGGTAAGTTTTGCTACAAGTCTAGCAATGGTAGAGAACAAAATCTTCATTGGTAATGGTAACATCATTAGTCTTATCTTACAAGATGAATTATTACACAAAGGTTGGACAGCTTACATCATCAATCAGGTTGTCAAAGAAGATGAAAGATTTGCCAAAGCAAAAATTGAATGTGAAAGGGAAGTCTATCAATTGTACATGGATGTTATCCGTGAAGAAAAAGATTGGGCAGACTATTTGTTCAACAAAGGACCTGTCATTGGATTGAATGCTAATGTATTAAAAGACTTTGTTGATTATACAGCAGTAGGTGCATTAAAAGATATTGGCATTAAGTATCAAAACAATGCGCCAAAGAGTACACCTATACCATGGTTCAATAAACATAGTGACACTAGCAAGAAGCAGACAGCACTACAAGAGAATGAATCAACAAACTATGTAATCGGAATTATGAGTGAAGAACTTGATTACGATTTATTACCAAATTTATAAAAGAGGAGAAGTTATGCAAATATATAATGATAAAGTTAGAAAGACAGAAGATTTTAAAAACATTTTAGGGTTGATGGATAAATTTGATAAGATTGAAGAAAAGAATCGTTGTCTGCGTGTGAAGTTTTTAGATTGGTTGAGTGCTAAATTATCCAACTGGAGCGTTAGAGTTAAGAAAGTATCAGATAACATTGATAGCCCATGTGTTATCAAAGTTGGTGATAAGCCAGCATCGTGGATGCCTAATAGGGTTAATAAGAAGTTGAAAGGTAGTAAATGAAAGCAATATTATGGAGTAAGTACGACTGCCCTTATTGTGACCAAGCAAAAATGTTACTAAAGAATAAAGGGATAGTGTTTGAAGAAAAGAAAATCGGTGATGGATACACCAAAGAAGAATTATTAGAAGCAGTACCAACTGCCAGAACAGTTCCGCAAATCTTCTTAGACGGAGAACTTGTGGGTGGGTTCACAGAACTCAGAAAAAAATTAACAGAAAGTGTATAATGGAAATTGGAAAAGTATTTACAATTAAATTGAATAGCGGTGAAGAATTGATTACTAAAGTAGTTGATATTACCAGAGATAACATCATTATTGAAGAACCAGTGAGTATTGCTCCAGGACAACAAGGTATGCAAATGATACCTAGCATGTTTACTGCAAATCCTAAGGGTAAATTTACACTAAATACTACTAGTATTAGTCTTTATGCAGAGACAGATGATCATATTAAAATGAAGTATTTAGAAGCAACTACTGGAATTAAAGTACCAGATAAGAAAATCGTATTAGGATAATCAATGGCAAAGTTGAGTAGGAAAGGTGATGTAAATCAAGAAGGCGGTCAAATAATTCGTGCTGCTGGTACTGTGTTTTCCAACGGCATTGCTGTTGGGTTACATCCTAGTCCTATAACTCCCCATGCACCGTGGGGAGAACCACATCCACCCCATGATAACCCTAACACAACTGAAGGTAGTCCAACTGTATTTGCTGAAGGTGATCCTGTACTAAGAGTAGGATCAGGAAACACTTGCGGACATAGTATTGTTCAAGGTAGTGAGGATGTGTTTGTACCATGAGTAACTCAGGCAAACAAAGTCCTTTAGGTGTCAACTCACTAAGCGGGTTATTGCAAAATACCGGCATAGGAATCAACTCTACCTCTGCTTCTTATATGGGTTCTAGTACCGGCATTAGCGATTATACCTATGGTACTATAATCTCTAATACTGTACTTAATAATTTAACAAATGCAATAAGACAGGGTTGGGTAAGATATAATGCAGGTGACATGTCATTGTCAACCTATACTAATTTACTAGCGATAGGTAGCACAACTATACCTGCATTAGGTAATAGTCCACCTAGTACATACTTAGGTAATCAAGTTTTTAATTTTGCTTACACTGGGCAGAATGCTAGTTATGGATATTACAGATTATTCTCTTGGCAAGCATTTAATGAATATAATTATAATTCTAGTCTGCCAAGCTATATTGATTTCTTAGGTTCTTTCCAACAAGCCGGATCATTTATAAATCAATCAAATCAAGCTATAATGACCTTGCAAAATTCTTCTGAATTTTTAGCAGGTACTTATAGTAATATGAATGACCTAACTACAGCAGACGTAGCCGGGGTAAGTTTAGCAACAACTAATTTTGGGCAAGATTTAATTAATTTAGGCAAAGCACTAGACTTAAAAACTATATCTACATTTGGGTTACCTTCTAATCTATTAGCTACTATAAAGAATGTTAATGGATTAACCGCATCATTGCGTATAGCATTACTTGCTAGTGGAATGTCTGTTTCTGATGTAGATAGAGCAACTAGTAACAATAATGTAACAGCAAATCAACAACAAATGATTTATGGAGCATTTTTAATAATATTAGGTATTGACCTAACTGAAATATTAGTATCATTAAATTGTAAAACACTGGGATTAAACACATTAGCTGATTTGTTAAATCCTAGCAAAATGTTCCCAAATAGTTATTTGACATTAACCGTTCCGGTATATAATGTAGGACAAACACAATCTACTAACAGTAAAACATATTATCCTATCTATACTAGTAGTGGAAGTCTTAACTCAGCATTAACTGCACCTGCAATAAAATCACAAATAGGTGCAACTATACCATCAGGAGAAGCACAAGTATCTACTACTGGGTACAGTGATGTAAATAATTTACAAGTATTACCAGAAGGATTTGGTTCTTATTTACAAAATATAATACCAGCAGATGTAGCAGTTGCAGCAGGTGCATTCAGTATGTCAATGCAACAGATAAAAAATATCAGTAATGTCCCTGTTGAAAAATTTGCTCAAGTGGCAGCAAATTTAGAAACTACTCAAGGGTTAAATTTAATAAATGGAACAAATGTTCCAGCTAGTAATACTTATACATCAGTAGCATTAACAGCAATTGCATTAGGTAGTGGAGCAAGTAACACATATACATACAGTGATTTTTTTGGTTCTATGTCAGGTTTGCCTTATCCGTGGGAATTAATGCAATCATTAATA